CACAGCAAGGAGGAAAATCCTTAGTTGGAGCAGTTCTAAAACAAGCTGGAAGTACTTTAATAGGTACAGCTAAAATTGCAGCATCAACCCTAGCACAAGTTCCTGTAAACGGAACAGGTACGCATTTCCTAAGAGGATTTAGAACTGATACTTACCTACAACCAAAAGGACCAGGTAACATATCTGCATTTGCTTCGTTCTTTGGAGCAGGTGGAATAGAAGGAGCACAGTATGCGCTAAGAGGGGAGGTAGTCCCTGGAGAACATAAAACAGAGTTTCTCTCAGATAGCAGGGATGAGGATAGTCCATATAGCTACGAAGGACCTGTTAGGGCAGATTATAATGAAGTACCAAACCTCAAGCAACCGTACAGCAGCGTAGTATTAAAAGAGCCTAAAATACAGGCTGAACAAGGAGTGCCGATACAGGTAGCTCCAAAAAAGTACAAAGGATCAGACAATCTACCTCTTAGAGAAACAACAAAGAAGAGAGATAGCTTATTTGGCAGTATGGATAATCAGTGGGATACTATAGGCCAATCTGAATATGTAAGCATAACAGGAGACACACCAAAAATCTCAGGAAACAAAGGTTCAGATGAACCATTTGATGAAGAAGTTCCAACAGAGTATACATACCTAGTTCAAAAACAAAATTTTAGAACAAAGAATAACAATGTTACAAAAGAGGCTAGAGTACTTTTAGGGGATCAAGGAGCTAGAAATGATGTTTATAAGAAAATAAACTCATACTGGACTACCAGTCCAGATGAATCAGAGATTGATAAACTAAATGCATTGATGCCTCAGACAGCTAAAAAAGTTGGAGACAGTGGAAAGGTAGACGGAGAGAAAGAAGGTAGAGATTTAATTAAGTTTAGGTTTCATATCATTACCCCAGATCAACCCGAAACTGTATTATACTTTAGAGCATATTTAGATACCTTTGTAGATAACTATTCAGGCCAATGGTCTCCGGTAAAGTATTTAGGTAGAGCAGAAGATTTTCAAATCTACAGTGGCTTTCAAAGAAAAATTACCTTATCTTTTAAAATAGCTGCTGCTACTAGAGCAGAAATGGAACCTATCTACCAAAAAATGATATGGCTAGCTTCAGCAACAGCACCAACATATGCAAGTGGAGGACAGTTTATGAGAGGAACTATAACAAAGCTGACAGTAGGAGATTATGTATATGAACTAGCAGGAGTTTTAAATAGTGTAAACTATACTTGGAATGTAGATTATCCTTGGGAAATTGCAATGTTAGAACCAGAGAATACAGGGCAAGATGACTTTGAACAAGAACTGCCAATGGTAATGGATTGTCAAATAGACTTTACACCAATACATAAATTTACTCCTACAACAGGACTAAAAGAATACATAACAACTCGCTTAACTGAAAGAAATAAGAGAGGAATTAAAGATATAGATAATCCAAAAACAGGAATACAGCCAGTACCGGAAATAGAACCAGCAGCAGCAGCTGCCGCACCTGCTCCTACAAAACCAGTTTTACCTCCAAATTTTGGAAAAGTTTTTGCTAGAGATTACAATGCCGCAGCTGGTACACCAACAGCATTTCCACCGCCAACTAAAACAAGTGAAACAATAGAGATACCGGCTGGGACTAAAACAGTTACTACGGAAGAGACAGATGAGGGAACTGTTACTACAACTAGAATTGAAAAATCATTTGCCCCTGGCGATCAATCACCAGAAGCACAAGCTATAAGAGAAAGACTAAATACAGCAATTCAAAAACGTGCTGGACTATAGAAAGAAAGCTATATGAAAAGATACGAGTACATAAAGACATTACAATCACCAGAAGGAAAGCAGTATAAAACAACAACTATCTATCCAGAAACTCCTATAAGCGAAGACGATTATTACATAATAACAACTGCAGGAGATAGGTATGATAATTTAGCAGATCAATTTTATAATGATCATACACTGTGGTGGGTAATAGCAGCAGCAAATAATTCTGAAAGAGCTTCTTTAATTGTAGAACCAGGAATACAACTTAGAATACCGGGAGACATCTACACAATTATAGACAACTTTAATAACATAAATAAATAAAAAAATGGCGAGTGGGAAAATCATAGGAGGACCCTTCAGCGAGGAAGTTATAGATCAATTAGCTGTAAGAAGTAAAATTGTTTCCAAGGGAAGTAGAACTAACGAAGACCTGATGTATATGAACTCAAAAACAGGTTGGGTTAAATTTACCTCAGGAGTTAATGTAGGAGGATCTTCTGCGCTAGCTAAGAAGTATGTACTAATTGGTGGGGTTAAGGGTAGAACAGGTGAAAATACTTACAGTAATTTTACAGGAGACGACGGAAAAGGATTCCGACCAATGCCTGGTATTACTGCAGTTACAGTAAACTCAGTAGGACAGTTCGGTCAGTTGAAGCAAGCCACAGTTACTTTTAATTGCTGGGATAGATCTCAAATAACAGAACTAGAACTTCTTTTTATGAGACCTGGATTTACAGCTTTACTTGAATGGGGACATAGCATCTATGCAAAATCAGTAATAGACTATGAAAAAACTCCCCAAACTATAACCTCTTTTTTTACTGCAGGAACTACCAAAGAAAAGCTATACCAACAAGTACAGGAATTAAGAAAAAACAGCAAAGGTAACTATGAAGGTATCTTTGGGTTTATAAAAAACTTTTCATGGAAATATAGACAAGATGGAGGGTACGATTGTACAACAACAGTAATATCTATTGGAGAGATTATCGAATCTCTAACTGTTGATATTGATACTCCAGCAGTAACAACAACAACAGCTGCAACTGGAGATGCAAGTAAAACAGTGCCTGCTACAATGCTACAGGACATACTAACAACACTTAAAGAAAGTGATGTAGCTAGTGCTTGGGCTAACATAGTAGCTAAGTTTCCTACATTTGCCGATAAGCATACAACAGTAGGGGGTAGAGCGGGAGTAGATATAGCAGATTTACCACTATCTAGCTTAAAAGTAGCTGGAAGTGCAGAAAGTGAACCAAGTCCAAAATTTACCTATATATCATTGAGAAGTTTTTGTGAAATAGTTAATTCAATTCTGGTAATAGATAATAACAAAAAAAACTTAATAAAGCTAAACACAGATATAAGACCACTAGATTCAGAAGGAGGAGATAGTTCATCTATACCTGCCTGTAGGTTTAGGACCTATAAATTTCATACATCAAGCGACCCAGGAGTCTGTATGCTGATAACTGAAGGTTCAAAAAACTGGCCTTATAATGAAACTCTTTTAACAGCCTTACAGTCAGGTAAGACAGGTTCAACTGATGAAATTTTAAATATCTATGTAAATATAGGACTTCTTGAAAATGCAATGACATCTCTTTTAGCTAAGAAAAAAGAAGAGAGAACTCTTTTAAATTTATTTGCACCAATTCTTACAGAGATAAATAAAACACTAGGAGGTATAAACGAGATAGGATTACAGTACGAAGAAGATGAATTTAAGTATTACATAGTAGATAGAAAAGTACAGGTAGACACAAAAGAAGTTTCTTTATTAAACATCACAGGACTTAAATCAACTGTTTCACGATTTGACTTTACAACCAAACTGTCCCCAGCCATTACAACTATGTGTGCAATTTCAGCACAAGCAGGAGCAGCGGATGTAGGGTTGGAAGCAGAAGCTTTATTAAGATGGAATGAAGGATTACAGGATAGAATTATTACAAAGAAGTCTATAAAGACAGATGAGCCTGATACACCAGCATCTGGATCTGCAACACCAGAAGAGCAGAGAGCCACTCAGCAAAAGGCTAGAAGAGACACAATTCAAGCTGCACTATCACAGGTATGGAATAGCAAGCAATACGATAGTGAAGCAATTGCTGTTGCAAAGACACAATTTGGACAATTTTCAACAAACTATGTACAGTATTACGCAGCACCTACAACTACAGGTAATGCAGGACCAGCAGGAATTATTCCTTTTCAAGTAGGAATTGAAATGGATGGAATCTCCGGAATAAAGATTGGACAGGCCTTTAGAATTAACTCAGGAATAATGCCATCTAAATACGACGGAGTAGTTGGATTTATAGTAACAGGAATAGATCATAGTATTGCAGCAAATAGATGGGTAACTAATTTAAAAGCACAAACAATTATATTAGAGGGAACAGTGAAGAAAGGTACTGGACCAGCATACTCAGATGATTTTAAAGAAACTGGAGAATCTAATAATGAAGAAAAGGGATTAAAACCAAAACGAGTAAAAAGCGCAACATCTGCTAAAAAAATAGCGTCTTTTGGAAAAGTAAGCGATAGCGTACCGCAGTATGGAAAACCTCTCCTAGATACAATAGCATATACGGAGGGAACAGCAGCAGTAGGAAGTAACGGATATGATGTCTTAGTAGGATTTGGACAAATTGAAGGGTGGACAGAAAATTATGATAAAGGTCATCCTAAAAAAGTAATAAAACTCAACAAGACATTGTCCAGTAGTGCAGCAGGAAGATATCAATTTTTAACAGATACTTGGAAAGGTCTAAAGCTTGGTAACTTTAATAAATCAAACCAAGATTTAGGAGGATGGAACCTTGTAAGAGCACAGAAATCTGCTGAGAGTAGCTTTACTGTAGCTAAGGCTCAAATAAAAGACGGTAAGATAGATGCATATGCTAATAAAGGATTCCTTACTTTCTTAGATAAGAATTATGCATGTTGGGCTAGTTTGGTAAATAGAAACGGAGTCGCAAAATACGGTGGCCAAAAAGGTCCATTAGGTCCTGAGGGTATTTATGATGTGTATATAGAAGCTGTAAAAAAATATAGTTAATAAGCAAATAGTAGATAGTGCATGAAAAGATACATACCAAAATCAAGATATAAAAAAGCTAAATCAACTCAAGGTGGGGAATTTCTGGAATTAGTCTCTAAAAAAGATTATAAAGGATTTTATATAGAAACTTACAAAGGAAAGTTTTATGCAGGAAAAACACCTGAAGAGGATGGACTTGAATTAGAAAAAGTTACAAGAACAGCTTTTGCAATACCGGTAGGACTTTTAGGACTATTTGCAGGATTTTTTAAAAAGAAACCAACTCAATCAGAAATAGACAAAGGAGTAACTAAGAGAAACTTTATTCAAGACAAGGATAATAACAAAATAACCGAAACAGATCCAGAAACTTTTATACTTGCCAAAGCAAGTCTACCAAACAGTACTTTTATAGAAATAGACTGGGTTATAGGAGGTCCAGCCAATGACGTAATGTATGGAGAGTATCCATACGAAGGAGCAGAATCTAAAAATAAAAAAACAATCGAAGCATTAGAAAAGACCCTCCCAGGAATTTCCACTTTCGTAACAGATTATAAATACCTAGTAGAAGATACAACTACTACAACGGAATCAATTCAAGCAGCTACAAAAGCAGGAGTAGTACAGCCACCATCCATCCAACAAGATACTTTTACTGAACGGGATGCAAATATAGTACTAGACAATTCTCGAAAAGCGAATTTCGATACTAGACAATAAAAATACAACAACGCTTGCTTCGGTAAGCGTTTTTTTGTATATTATAAAAAAAGGTTATAAGATATGTTCTATATTATAGAAACAGACGAGCAAATACAATTGCTTAAAAATTTAGGTAGGAAAGAGGGGTATGTAGAGGTCATTTCTTCAAATGATAATTACCATCCACTTCTTACATCCACAGTAGCAGTTTATCTAAGACCTTTGGATCACCATGAGGGATATATTATTCCAATAAACCATGATGAGGGATTAAATTTAGATAAAAACCGTGTCTATGACATTCTAAAGGAATACACAACACTTTATACTTTGGATAAGAAACAGTTGATGTATCACTTTGTACTACCTTCTGTAATAGATCTTTCTTTACTATATTCAATGACCAACTACAATAGGTTGGAACTTGCAAGATCAAATTCAACTTGCAACTGGTACTACAATCGTTTCTATCAATTTAAACAAATAAATGCTATTATTCCAATATCAAAGTTGTTTGAGAAATGTGAGGATAATTATAATACGGTATATCGTATATTGCAATATGAAATACCAAATGGATTTGACTTTTACAACAAAACAGCAACCTCGGTTTTCTTTATGATTGAAAGAGCTGGTTTAAGAATAATTCACGAACAATTTTTACAACTTTTTAAACCAAATAATGAATCGTATAGTATCGAGGATAATATTGTTTACACATCGTATAATCTGTATAACACTACCTCTCGTCCGACAAATGCTTTTAATTCTATAAACTTCGCAGCAATACCAAAAGCTCCTGAGTTTAGAAAAACAATCATACCCCAGAACGATGTATTTGTTGAATTTGATTTTGACGGTTATCACTTGAGATTGTTATGCGAACAAATAGGATATGAATTAACAGATGAATCTGCACACATTCAATTAGCAAGACTTTACTTCGGTAAAGATGAAATAGCTGAAGATGAATATGCAAAAGCAAAACAAATTAACTTCCATGCAATTTATGGAAAGATTCCACCTGAGTATGCTTTCCTAGATGTATTTGAAAAAATACAAAACTACATAAATAGACTTTGGCAGCATTACCAGGAAAAAGGATACGTAGAAGATCCAATCTCAGGTAAAAGATTTACACAAGAACTTCCAGAAATGCATCCACAAAAGTTAATGAACTATATGATGCAGAGCTTGGAAACCTCAAGAAATATCCTTATCTTAAAAGATGTGCTAATGTTTCTTCAAGATAAAAAAAGTAAACTAGCACTTTATACCTACGATGCCTTTGTATTTGATTTTGATAAATCAGATGGAAAAGAAACATTAGAATCTTTAGAAAAAATAATGAACCAAGGAGGAAAATATCCTATCAAGTTCAAATATAGTAATAACCTAGTTTTGTAAAATAAAAACATATTTATAAATGATACAAATAGATGTAGCGCCAACCATGTTCGATTACGATATCGAATATAATTACAATCACGCCGACATGAGCAACAAGTTATTTTGTACTTTCTCGTCAGAACAACAACTAGATGAGATTTTAAGTACAATACAAACTAAATATAAGATCATTTATAATAAAATTTTTGTTCTCTATTCAAAGAGCCAAGATGAATATATCTGTACCTATAACGTAGAATTTGGAAATGTTTCTAATTTCTTAGAAAACACTATTCTAGTTCATAGAAAAAAAGAATCAAATACCCTTTATACAATCAATTCATTGAATCGTCTAATTGAATCTTTAAATGGAGGAGTATTAGATACAAGTTTTAAAGTAGATTGGAATGACTATCAAAACTGTATCCTATTAACAAAAGGGGCAGAACTAAAAAGAGTCAACACAAAATTATTTAGAATAATAGAATTATAGTTGGAATATTAAAATATTCTTCGTATATTATATAAATAAAAGTTTTAATTAAAAATCAGTTACACTATGGATTTAAACGCTATCAAGAATAAGCTAGCAGCTTTAAACAGCACCGGAAATCAAGACCGTGAAAAAGTTGACTTCGATAAGATTTATTGGAGACCAGCAAACGGAAAATCA